TCAGCGCTGAAGCGTTTTAACCAGTAAAAAAAAATAATAGGAGAAATATCTAATGGATATTAACTATCAATCTTTAGTTGAGAAGTGGAGTCCCATCCTCGACGAAAATAGTGCGGGTGACATCAAAGATGCATACCGTCGTAAAGTAACTGCTGCTGTTCTTGAGAACCAAGAGCGTGCATTGCGTGAAGAGCGTTCTCAAGAGAGCGGTTTCCTCACAGAAGCAGCACCTGCTAACAACACTGCTAACGTAGGCACTTGGGATCCTGTCCTGATCGCTCTCGTTCGTCGTGCTATGCCTAACCTCATCGCTTATGATGTGTGTGGCGTACAACCTATGTCTGGTCCTACTGGTCTCATCTTCGCGATGCGTTCACAGTACAAGACTACCAAAGCTGGCGTTTCTGCGGGCGACGAAGCATTGTTCAACGAAGCAGCGGTCGGTTTCTCTGGCGACTCTTCTACTACTGGCAACGGCACTGGTCCTTCAGGTCTTTCTGGTCTGACTGACTCTAACGGTGACTCTTCACTCAATAACGACCGTACTGGTCCTTATGCTGGTGACGCTTACACTACTGCTGAAGCAGAAGCATTGGGCGACGGCGTTGGTGAGACCTTCGCTGAAATGGGTTTCGCAATCGAGAAGTCAACTGTTACTGCTAAGAGCCGTGCGTTGAAAGCAGAGTACACTCTTGAACTTGCTCAAGACTTGAAAGCAATTCATGGTCTTGACGCTGAGCAAGAGTTGGCGAACATTCTTTCTCAAGAAATCCTTGCAGAAATCAACCGCGAAGTAATTCGCACCATCAACTCTCAGGCGAAAACTGGTTGCTTGCAGTCTAACACTGCTATCAACGGTATCTTCAACCTTGAGACTGATGCTGATGGTCGTTGGTCTGTAGAGAAGTTCAAGGGTCTGATGGTTCAACTCGATCGCGAAGCAAACATCATTGCTAAAGAAACTCGTCGCGGTAAGGGTAACGTAGTAATCTGTTCTTCTGATGTTGCTACTGCTCTGCACGCTGCTGGTATGCTTGACTACAGTCCTGCTCTGTCTGCTAACCTTCAGGTTGACGACACTGGTAACACTTTCGCAGGTGTACTGAACGGTCGTATGCGTGTATACATTGATCCATATGCAGAAGCAGACTATGTTACTGTTGGATTCAAGGGTACTAACCCATATGACGCTGGTGTATTCTACTGCCCATACGTACCTCTTCAGATGGTTCGTGCGGTTGGCGAAGATAACTTCCAGCCACGTATCGGGTTCAAGACTCGTTACGGCATGGCGTCTAACCCATTCGTTGGTGGTCCACACACTAACCAATTGGCGACTGCTAAGACTAACCAATACTACCGCATCTTCCGCGTTGACGGAATCCTTGCATCATAGGTTAGACAATAAAAAGAATCCTTTAAAGGATCGTTTTGGGGGCACCTTCGGGTGCCCTTTTTTTATGCGTATAAATAATGTCATAGCATGGAGTGACCTATGGCAACCCTAACAGAAAACACAAATTTCTTTCAACAAGCAGGATTTAAAGTCAATGTGGATAGGAAAAACTATCCGAACTTTGAGTTCTTTGCTCAGTCAGTTTCGCATCCATCAGTCTCCCTGCCGGCAGCAGAGAACGCAACAACCTCGCGTATACAGTCAGTTCCGCAGCCAGGCGATACCTTGACTTTTGACGAACTTTCAGTTATAATACTACTAGACGAAGATTTTAATTCGTATGTAGAAATTTTCAACTGGATGGTAAGAATGGTAAATACAAAGCAGACTAGCGCATACGATGCTAGAATAACAGAAAACGGTGTACCCACTTTCTGCGACATAACAGTGTCCGCGCTCAGCAGTCATAACAATACGTCTAAGAAGTTCGTTTATCGTGATGCCTTTCCCATATCATTAGGCAACGTAGACTTTGAGGCAAACTCCACAGAATTCCTTACAGTACCAGTTGGATTTAGATACACATATTTTGACATCTCTTAATATCATTGGAGTATATTATGAATCTCGAGGACATTCTGAATGAATGGGAACAAGATTGTAAGATTGGTAATGATCTAGCAGAAGCATCTAAACAAACACCATCCCACCACGCCAAGTATCTGCAGTTGCTTTCTATAGCAAAGTTGCGCCTGAAGAAACTTGAGTCAGAGCAAAAGATACTGCTAAAAGAAAAGTGGTTGTGGTATAATGGTAAGATGTGCGAGGATGAACTCAAAGAAAAAGGTTGGGACCCTGACCCTTTTAATGGACTGAAGATCATGAAAGGTGATATGGATTATTATTATGACTCTGACCCAGAGATACAGAAGTCCGAAGAAAAAATTCAGTACTTTAAGACCATTATAGATACTTTGAAGGAAATCGTTGACACTTTGCGTTGGCGGCATCAGACTGTCAGCAATATTATAAAGTGGAAACAATTCGAACGTGGCGACTAATTCGTTATGAGCGAAAAGAAAGGTGGACATTTACTGCCATATGGTAGCAGTATATCCGCGCCAAAGATTACAGTGCCCGATATTGGACGTTTTAAGAATGAGTCGGTAACTAGGGCATCCAATTATTTCCAAGAGCGTGTGGAGTCGCTGCAGCGCCAGTACGAGGAAGTGCTGAAACAGGTACAGGAAACTGAACTGGTTTACACGGCAAGATATAACTTCATTCCTGTAGTTGGTAAGACCTATTACCTCTACCACACAGGGGAAGATTATATTCTTAGCATGATTGAAAACTGGAGCAGGTTTGAGATGATCGGCGCATTTATCTTCACTGCTGATAACGTATGGGAAAAGGTTTAGTTGGATACACTAAAAATAAAACTTAAGAATCATTCCATGCTGACCATCGACTGCGAACCATCGGTGCGTCACGAACTCAGTGAATTTTTCTCATTCTATGTTCCTGGTTATAAGTTCATGCCAGCATACAGAAACCGTATCTGGGACGGTAAGATACGTATGTACAATGGTATGAACGGTGAGATAAACGCAGGTCTCTATCATAAGATAAAGTATTTTGCCGCTGATAGAAACTATGGCATCGAGTTAGAGGAAACTGACTACGGCACGCCCTTCGTTAAGAACAAGGTAAATCATCAGCAGGTCGTCAAGTTTATCGACTCATTAAACCTTCCCTTTGAGATGCGCGACTATCAGTATGAAGCATTCTGCCATGGCATCGAGAATAAGCGTGCGGTGCTTGTTTCGCCAACAGGATCCGGTAAGTCCCTAATTATATATGCTATCCTCCGTTGGTATCTCGAGTATTATAATAAAAAATTGTTAATTATTGTTCCGACAACGGGTCTGGTCGAACAGATGTATAATGATTTCAAGGACTATGGTTATGCGAGTGAAGATAACTGCCACATCATTTACTCGGGTAAGGATAAGGTAACGAACAAACCTGTTATCATATCGACTTGGCAGAGCATACACAAACTTAGACCTGAGTGGTTCAAACAGTTTGGTTGTATCATAGGTGACGAGTGTCATGGATTCAAGGCGAAGTCGCTTTCCAGTATCATGAACAAAGCAACTGAAGCAGAGTATCGCTTTGGTACAACCGGAACCCTTGACGGAACGCAAACACACAAGCTTGTGCTTGAGGGGTTATTCGGACCTGTAAAGAAAGTTATCACAACGAAGCAGTTACAGGAAAAGGATGCATTAGCAGACCTGCAGATTGATTTGCTTGTACTAAAATACTCTGCCGGAGAATGTAGGGATAACGCCAAACGAAAGTATCAGGATGAGATAGACTTTATCGTGCGGCATGAAGAACGCAATAAGTTTATACGCAACCTCGCGCTCACGCGCACGGGTAACACGCTGGTGCTATTTCAGTTCGTCGAGAAGCACGGCGAAAAGTTATTTACTATGATACGCGAAAAGGGTGAGAACGTCTACTATGTGCACGGTGGCACTGATACTTCCGATCGCGAGTCTATACGCGGCATCGTAGAAAGCAAAAAGAATGCTATCATCGTAGCGTCCTACGGTACATTTTCAACAGGCATAAATATAAGAAACCTGCACAATATTATATTCGCTTCACCGTACAAGAGTCAGATAAAAGTGCTGCAGTCTATCGGACGGGGGTTGAGAAAAAGTGATGATGGCAGGACAACGGTGCTTTATGATATTATTGACGACTTGCACTGGAAGGGAACTAAGAACTTTGCGCTGAAGCATTCAGAAGAACGTGCAAAAATATATGCGAACGAGCAGTTTAAATTCGACTTACACGAGGTGGAGTTATGAGCGAAGGGTCGGCGGGACCATTTTTTCAGCAAATGAAACTTACCAACGGCGAAGAAATAATTGCTGAGGTTGAAGTCTGGGATGAGCATGACGTGATTGTGAAGAACGTTCTTAAGATCACCACCAACATTTTCGAAACCCTGAATGAAGAAAACGGCGATCCATACAACTACTACCACTATGGTCTGAAACCATGGATGGCATATAGCATACATAGTGACGGCAACATATCTATGAGTGAATCTAACATTGTAGGAACCTGTTATCCGTCAGAGATGCTTTTGGGCGAATACGCGGTAGCACTCGCTTCCATTAAAAAATTCAACGAGGAAATGCTTGAGTCTTATAGAGACTACAAAGAGCAGGAAAAATCTGAACCTAAAAAGACAGCGAAAAAGACCAGCAGTAATGTATTCAGGTTATTCCGAGGAGACGATGACGACACTGTACATTGACCCCTGCGGCAGGAACAGCTTCTATTATAATGATAAAAAATAGAAAGTAAACCTTTCTTTCCCAATTAAAATTTAGTACAATAGTGTTTTGAATTTCTTGGGGACAAACAATGAATAAACCAGCAAACGCACACTACGTCGACAACGCAAAATTTTCTCAGGCGGTTTTAGACTACGTAAAGAAAGCAAACGAATGCAGAAAAAGAGGAGAGGACAACCCCGTAGTTGACGACTACATCGCTCAGTGCTTTCTTAGAATAGCAGAAGGACTATCATTCAAATCAAACTTTTCAGGGTACACCTATCGAGAGGAAATGGCGATGGACGCAGTAGAGAACTGCCTCCGTGCTATTCGCAACTATGATATAGACGCGGCAACTCGAACAGGCAAACCAAACGCATTCGCCTACTTCACGCAAATATCTTGGTATGCTTTTCTTCGAAGAATCGCCAAAGAAAAAAAGCAACAGGATCTCAAACTCAAATACCTCGCGGAGTCAGGCTATGAAGAGTTTATGATTAACAACGAAGAAGACCCTGAGTCAGCACGTGCGATTCAAAGTTTCATCGATAGTTTGCGGCAGAGAATCGACGAGATAAAGGAAAAGGATTCGAAATTCGAAGATTACAAAAAAACGCATCGTACGCGAGCGCGCAAGACACAAGACTCTGACCTATCAGTATTCTTTGACATGGACGAATTAGAAGTATGAAAATAGCAATCCTCAATGATACTCATTGTGGCATAAGGAACTCTTCGGATATCTTCATAGATTATCAGGAGGAGTTTTACCGCGACGTGTTCTTTCCGTATCTTTTAGAAAATGATATTAAAAACATCATTCACCTTGGGGATTACTATGAGCACCGCCGATACATAAACTTCAAAGCACTTAACAGCAATCGTAAAGTATTCTTAGAGAAACTGCGCGACTACGGTATCACCATGGATATCATTCCAGGAAACCACGATACTTACTACAAAAACACCAACGAACTAAACTCCCTGAAAGAACTGCTCGGGCATTACATGAATGAAGTCAATATCGTCATGAAACCGAAAGTGATGGAATACGGAAGTTTGAAAGTTGCTTTGGTCCCTTGGATTGCTCCAGATGTAGAAAAAGAAACCTATGAGTTTCTAGAGAACTGTGGTGCTGATGTGATCGGCGGTCACTTTGAACTTGAAGGGTTCGATATGTTGCGCGGCATACCCTGTACGCATGGCATGAAGACTGACATACTTGAGCGGTTTGAGTTAGCAGTCTCTGGTCACTTTCATACTAAGTCTCAGCAGGGGAATATTCATTACCTTGGTTCACAGATGGAGTTTTTCTGGTCTGACGCGCATGATCCGAAATACTTTCACGTCCTTGACACCGAAGCACGTGAACTAACTCCCGTGCGTAATCCGGTTACGCTATTTGAAAAGATCACCTATGACGACTCACAAAACGAAGATCAGTATTTGGAGATGAACCTAGACCATCTCGACAGGAAGTTTGTCAAGGTTGTTGTCGTAAACAAGACAAACAGCTTTACTTTTGATCGATTTTTAGATAGAATACAAAGTAGAAGTATTCATGAGTTGAAGATCGCCGAGAACTTCTCCGAGTTTATCGGCGAGAACGTAGAAGATGAGAACATATCAGCAGAGGACACAGAGTCGCTTTTAAGAACGTACATCGAGTCGGTCGAGACATCACTGGACAAGAACCGAATACAAACTCAGGTGCACGAACTTATGATAGAGGCACAGACTCAAGAAATAGCATGATAACCACCCACGATAAATGGCGTGCGCTTAAAGAAGCGTGCGTCGACACTGCTGCTGGCGCACTTATAAACATACCCATAAACTGGGCATTACTATCCCTTGCCTTTGCGACAGAGATGACGGCACTTCAGGCAACGATACTGATCACTACAGTTATCACCTGTATAGCGATTGCCAGAAAAATGTATATACGGTTACACTTCCATAAAAGGATGTTGAATGATCAGGTTTAACAGAGTCCGGTATAAGAACTTTCTTTCGACCGGAGATAAATTCACAGAGATTGATTTAAACGCAACGAAGACTACGCTCATCGTTGGACAAAACGGTTCCGGCAAGTCTACGATGCTTGACGCTATATCGTTTGCCCTGTTTGGTAAACCGCACCGCAATATT